TGCCGGCGCCGAGGTGAAGCGGGAATAATCCATGCCGGCCACGTCGATCATGTCCTGCACGGTCTTGTCGAGCTCCGGGATCCCTTCCTCAATACCGACCGAGATGCCGGGCGGGATCCACTCGCCGACCTCCTTTGCGAAGACCTTGGACGGCGAACCGATGCCGAGGGCGTCCTTGGCCGCCTGCAGCGCCTGGCTTGCCAGATTCGACAGGCTCTCGAACAGGGTATCCGCCGCATGGACAATTCCGTCGCCGATTCCGTGGATGATATCGTGGCCGATGCTCCCCCAGTCGAGCGCCGTAAACGCGCTGACGATGTTCTCGAACATGGTCGGGATATAGCTGATGATGCTCGGGATCGCCTGAATGATGCCGGCGAGCAGCTCGCCGATCAGCGCGATGCCCTGTGCCAGGATCTGCGGCAGGTTGGTGATGATTCCGGAGACGAGATCGCCGATGATTGTCCCGGCAGAAGCCGCCAGCTGCGGCAGCGCCGTGGTGATGCCGCTGACCAGCTGCGGGATGATCTGCACGCCTGCGGAGAGCAGCTGCGGGATTGCGGCCATGAGAAGGGACAGAAGCTGCGGGATGATCCGCTGCCCGGTCGCCAGCAGCTGCGGAAGAAGGCTCACGATGCCGTTGATGATCTGCGTGATCATCTGGGTGCCGTTCTCGAACAGCTTCGGCAGGGAGGAGGAGATCGTGCTGATCAGGTTCTGCACGAAGGTCGATCCCATGATGATCAGCTGCGGGATCGCGGCCATGATGCCGTTGATCAGATTCGTCACTATTCCGGAGCCGGTTGTGAGCAGGCTGCCCACGCCGCTGGTGATGCCGGCCAGGAGATTCCGCAGGATTTCCATACCCATCGGCATCAGCTGCGGGCCGATGGTGGAAAAGATTCCGGAAAGCATCGTCGGCAGCTGGGAAATCAGGTTTCCCGCCATCCGGATCACATTCTTGAGAAAATTGCCCACACTGGTCCCGAGGTTCTGCATGGCAGCGCCGAGGCCTTCTCCAGTGGTCATGGCCGCCATCAGGTTTTCCCAGCTGGCCTTCATCGCCCCGAAGGATCCCGTCAGCGTGGTCTTCGCTTCATCTGCAGCCACGCCGGTCAGGCCCAGCTCGCCCTGGATGACGTGAATGGCGTCATAGACGTCGCCGAGGTTTTTGATGTCGTACTTCACGCCGGAGATCTTCGTCGCGTCTGACAGCAGGCGCTCCATTTCCTTCTGGGTGCCGCCGTAGCCGAGCTTCAGGTTGTCCAGCATGGTGTAGTTCTGCTTGGCAAAACCCTGGTATGCAGCCTGTACGGAGCCGATGTCCGTGCCCATTTTGGCGGAGTTGTCCGCCATATCCATGATCGCGTTGTTCGCCGCTTCCATGGCCTTCACGGTGTCGCCGCCGTATGCTGCTTTCAGAGCCGCACCGAAGGAGACGGCCTGCTCCGCGTAGGAGTTGGCGGAAATCCCGGCCTGCGCCGCCTGTACGGCGTATTCCTTCGCCGCTGCGGAGGCTTCCCCGTAGATGGTGTCCAGACCGCCGAAGCTCTGCTCCAGGTTGCCGCCGGCGGAGAAAGCGTCCTTGACGATCTTCCCGACCGCCGCTACGCTCACGATCTTTCCCAGCGTGCTCATCAGGGAACTGCCCAGATTTGCCCCGGCCTTTTCCCCGGCCCCGGCTGCGCCGCCGCTGAGCGTTTTTTCGATATTGCTTTCTATCCCCGGAGCCTTGGGGATAATGTTGACATATGCATTGCCGAGATCTGGCATACTTATCCCTCCATCATAGAGCTGCGCCAAGCCTGGAAATCATCAGGATTCTCAAATCCCGGCCCGATTTCCGACCGTTTTCCGCCGAGCATCTGCTCCAGGATCGATGCCGGCGGTTTCTTTCCACGCTGCCCGTCCTTTGTCTGTCTCCAGACGAGGATCCGGAGGCAGTCTGCGATCATCGCTCGGAGCAGGGTATCGGCGGGCGCGGGGGCGCCGCTCAGTTTCTGCATCATGCGGGATTCCGGCCTCAGCCCCATGGCTAACGTGGCAGCCGTTGATACGGGCAGCGCACGCCAGTTGTAAACATGGTAGGTCTCGGCGAAGTCGCAGATGAGCGCTCCCTCGTCGAGGCCCACCATGCGGGCGAGGCCGGTCAGTTTTTTACGGCGTCCCCTCCGCCCTGTAGGATCTCTGCCAGGGCCAGCTCAAGCTCTGCCGGAGGGACGCGTCCCTCGTGGCTGAGTCCAATGTGCTCGTAGAGCGCCGCCTTCTGCTCCCTTCCGAGGAGCATCTCCAGCAGTCTGGACAGGCCGGAGATCTTCTCGAAATCCGGCGTGGCCTCCGCTGAGATCATTGCGATCAGATCGACGAAACGCATGTCGTTGGCATTCTGTTCGTCGAACTCGTACCGGAAGCCGGTGGATGTGGTGCCTGTTTTCATTTCCTCGCCCTCCTGACCGATCAGGTACTGCTGCCGGTGCCGAGCTTGAAGTACTCGTAGTGGTTCACACCGCTGGCATTCGGCAACGCGTTGATCGTGATCTCATAGCCGATCGGCTCGTCGTCCTTGTAGACGATCTCGCCGACCTCTGAGATCGCGCCGTCGGGAATGACGACACGCTTCATCGCGCCGCCCTTGAGCACCATGTCGATGACGTAGCTGGCCTCCGCCAGCTGGTCGGCCGTGGCCTGGACGGTGATCGTGTGGTTGCCGTCGTCCACGGTGACCTTGGAATCGCCGTAGACGGTCTTGAGCACGTTCGCGTTCAGGGCCTCGATCAGGGTCAGCGTCCACTCGTCGCTCTTTTCGTTCTGGACGACCAGCACGGTGGCGCCGCCCCAGGCCTTGACCTTGTCGGTGTCCGGGGTGTTGTTGTTGGTGACGCCGTCCTCGCTGACGTATCCGAGTTCCACGAACGCGCCGTCCAGCGCGGTGCTGGCGTCGGTCGGCAGCGTGGATCCAAGCGGGGCGCGGAAGACGGCCCCGGTGACCTTCGGCTTGCCGGTGCTGACATTTGCTACATTAGGCATATGGTTTTACCCCCTAAAACAGATAAATGATTTCAAAGACCGACAGATACCGCGCGGTCTTCGTCTCGGTGTCCGAGTCGTTGTAGAAAGTCCTCAGCCGGCAGCTGCTGACCTCCCAGTGCTCGGTGATGCCCGCCATGGTCTGCTTCACGGCCTCCCCGAGCGCCATGGCCTCGCTCCGCGTGGGCGCCCAGCTTTCAATGGCGATCTCCGCGCGCGGGATATGGTTGCTGACGGAGGAGCCGGTCTGCTCCACCGTCACAAAGCTCGCCGGCATGGGGCTCGGCACGTTCCCGGTCACGGGGACGTGCAGTTCAGCGGCCAGATAGTCCAGGACAAAGGATTCGATCGTCATGTTCAGCCTCTTCCCGACGCCTTGAGCAGCGTCTTGTTTTTCCGGTTGTCCCGCCTGGCCTTGGCGCTTGCCGCGCGGACGGAGGCGATGGCGATGAAATTGATGGGGTGCGCGCTTTCGGTTTCATAGCCGTCTCCGGCTGAGGAACGGATCCTTGCGGCCTCCTCGTTGAGGATGCCCTGCATCTCGCCGGACTTCATCAGCGCGTTCAGGCCGCTGAGATTGAGCTTGAAGGTGATGTCCTTACTCATAGCGCTCCACCCACACTTTCTTGTGCCAGGGCGTGGGTACGAGGGCCTCGATCCCCTGCACGGTCGCACCGAAGGTCCGGAAGCGCTGTCCGAAGAACTCCACCTCCGTGTTCGTCCAGTCGTGCGTGTCGCCCTTCGGGATTCCGAGGACATACGCTAGCCGCTTCCCCTCGAAGTTGATCGAACTGGTGACCTCGTCCGTGCTCGGTTCGCCGATCAGGACGTTATCCACGGTGACAACGCTGTCGACATAGACAGGATTGTTCAGCGCATCATACACCGGCGTGGAATCGACGACCTTCTGGGTGCGCACGTGCAGCGTGACGGTCACGCCTCTCATACGGGCACCTCCGGCACGAGCTCCTCTACGGGGCTGTAGCTGCCAATCCGGTTGCCGAGGCCGAGCAGTTGCCGGTCAGCCTTGCCGAGATACAGCTCGCCGAGACTCCCGCCGCTGCTGATCGTCCAGCTCTGGCTGTAGCCAAGGCCGCTCATGCTGCCCTGCGTGGCGCCCATGGGCACGCCGCTGGAGCTTCCGTCGCCGAGCGCGCGGATCACCATACGGCAGCTTACGACCTTTTTCGCGTCAGTCGTTGCGCCGGAGGCCGCCGCGTCGATCAGGACGGCGGCGTCGTCCAGCAGTTTCGAGCACACGGCCTGTTCGGCCGAGTCCATCGTCCGCAGCATCCTGGCCTGTACGTCGCTCGTAGTCGCGTATGCCGCCATGGGATCACCTCATTTCTTGGCGGTTTTCCTCCTCGCGGGAGGCCTCTTCACCGGCTCCGCGGGTGCCGGTACGGCTGGAGGGGAGGCGAGCCGGTGGCCCGCCTCCAGGTATTCGTCCAGCCGGGATTCATGCACCCACATCGTTGATCCGGTGACTTTGTTAATCATCCGGATCATAACAGTCAGGACACAGGAGTAGCGCCGGTCAGCAGGTTGAAGCAGCTGGTGTCCGCGCGGAAGCCGAGCTCGATCTCGGCCCTGACGGCAAACATGTTGTGCTCCCACAGGTTGACCTGGGTGCTGTTGATGGTCAGGCCTGTCTGGTCCGCGAAGCGGATCTGCACGCCTTCCACCGTGCCGTACATGGCCTGCGTCCAGTCGCCGGCGATACCGACGACGGCTGGGGTGCCGGGCGCGGTGCCCACGCCGGCCTCGCCGGCAACGTAGAGGCCGCGGCTCTCCACGACGGGAGCGCCGAGCAGGCGGGCGCCCGGGCCGTTGGCGACGTCGGCGATGAAGATCGGGCGCTTGGTGGTGTCCGTGGCGCCGAGCAGGATGCCGATGGCGGCGGGAGACAGGGCAAAGCCGTTCACGCTGCCGTTGTGCTCCGCAATATCGGTGTAGGCCGCGACGAGGCCGCCGTAGGTGGTGGCGTCGCCGGAGGGCACGAGGGCCTGCGCGGTGCAGAGGGCGAAGCTGTCGAAGTTCTCGCCCGGCTTCTCCACAGCGCCGATGACGGTCGCGTCGAACTTCTGGGCCAGGGCGAGGGGCAAGCGGGCGATCAGGGCGTCATAGAGCGCCG